ACGATGTACTTCACCATTAGTCAACCCTCCAGCTAAATCCGACAGCGTAAACTGAACGATCTCGAAACGTCGCGGTCCCGCCAGACACCTTTGCCTCCAAACTGTTTCCCGCGATAATTTCGTTATTCTCTGCGTCGATAGATGTGATTTCGGTCCATCCAGACAGAGCCGACCCTGCGGATTCTCCAGAGTCAAAGACAATCTCCAACTCATCTAACGTCGCGGTCGTGAAGCCACCTGACTGCTCGACCCGAGTGATTCTCGGTCTTATATGAACGGTCTCTCCAACGGATACCGTGTCGGGGAACGCAAACATATTAGCGTACAGGCTCGCTCCATCGGGTTTTTCCGCTCCTAAGATAGCCCCCGATAGCTTCGCAACACCAGTATAAGTTGTTGAGGAAGTATCACTTGGAGCAGTCAATGTCATAAAACCAGCCCCACTCCCAAGTGACGACCCCTGATCAATGAGTGGTTGGTCAGTCCGTCTGTTGATTACACTCCCTGTACTGACCGAATCCGCCACCACGTCCGTCGTACTAACCGAACTCGCATCTACCGAATTGGGTGACAAGTCATCGCCCTGATGCGTTCGATTAGTCGTATTGTCGTGATCAACTGCATCAGCATTCAGTGATCCCCCAACTGTCGCATCGCCTTGGACAGTCGCATTCCCACTCACCTCTAGTGATTCGAACGGAACCTCAAATGTCGAACCATCACTCGGGTCACGGGCAATAAACCGACCGCTTGTTGGATCTCGATACAACTCCAGCTTTTCAAGAGCACTTACGTCTACCATTATTAGTCAAGTGTTAGTTGTTCGTCTGCTTCGATTTCGATTGCTGCATTTCGTTCAAGTTGATACGCCTCGTATGAATCCGAATCGTTATCGGTTGTCCATCCTGAAATAGCGATGAACGTGTTTGTGTCGATTGTCGCATCGATCGGTTCGAACCGATCGCCCGAATCGTTGAGCACTGACACGCTGCCAGATCCAGTAACCCCACCGTAGCCATAGATCGGGCCATTCGTGACCGTCGTATGCCCATCAGTGTAAAGCTGCCCATCAATCCGAACCGGGCCACTCAGATTCGTCCCATAACCGCTGTCAATTCGAACAGTCCGATCAGTGTCGATCGATTGGAGCACCGATAGCTCGCTAACCGACAGTGACTGTCCAATAGCACGATAGTCCGATGTTGACACCACACCAGACCCATCCGTTTCGAACTCCCAAAGCGGAATCCGTTGGTCCGAATCTGACGCGGTCGATGCAAAGGCACTCGGCAGGCCAACGATCACATCGTTACTGGTGCTCTTGTCCCACCCGACATACACGGTCTGTGTCGAGTTTGCATCCAGGCTCACGGTAGTCGTCGTATCGATGGCCAGCCATGACCCAAAGACAAACGCCTCGCCCCCAGCAATATCGACTGACAACGACGTTTCACTTGTCGTTGCATCGAAGGCATCGAGTGCTGTGTCATCGATGTCTCCGTCCTGCTGGGCGATCTGAGAGGGGTTCGTTGCATCCGAGACCCAACCGTCGGAGCCACCAGCAAGTGCGATTGCACCGGCTGTCTCGAACGATCCAGCGACACGGTTTTTACTCGGATTTGCTTTACTCGTCATGAATATCAGGCTGCGCTAAATGTCAGATCAACCTCGATCGTAATCGTCCGAGTATTGTCCTTTTCGATCGCAGCGATGGTCGAGTGGTTCCACATTCGATCCGTCTCGTTCGGGCCAGCAAAGAGACCGACCTCTCGGAACGTAAATCCGTTTGCTTCGTCGGAATCGATGAACGTTGATGCCGTCAACGTCTCGTTGATCTGACTGTAGTCAGAGACTGATTTCCGAAACACCTCGTTCGTCAGTGTGCTATCATCGGTCGTCGGAGCCGTACTATCGTCACCAATGGCCAGATGCGTAACCGACTCATCCAGCACCTGCGTATCATCGAGATTAATCGCAAAGTACTCGTGCATCCCAAACACGGTCGTGTTGTAGTCAACATGCTGTTCGTCAGGAGCAGCCGAATCGAGCCAGTCCATCTTCTCGGACTCGGACATCGAGTCCCAATCAGACGGAAGTCTCTCGTTATCAAAGACGTTCGTCTCGATACGGCCTTCAATCGTCGTATCTTGTGTAATTGTCATGAAAAAGCAAATGCGGTTGTATCAGTGTAGTCGCTCGGTGCACTTAAGTCTTTCGATTTCAGGAGGATCTCAGTCCCAATACATCGCCTCCCAGTCGGCCTGGTCCCATCGGACAACCGCAGCCGTAATTGTCACGGTATCAGCACCAAGTCCGGTCCCACCGTCTACGGTTGCCGTCCCAGTTTGTCGAATCGCATCGGCCCCAAGACCAGTATCCGTTTCCCGATCAGTAAGCGCCGATTCAATTGCATCGAGACCGGCTGTCCCATCACTCGTTTCACCGATTGTAATGGCAACAATAATCTCTTCGACGGTGGCCTCTGTGTTCTCGTCAATCACTTCCCCTTCGAGAACGATCGCCTCGTCGGCTGTCAGTGCATTGTCGGGCTCTCGGTACGCCGACAACTCGTGATCGATCCCGGACGGATCGGCAAGTTCAGCCACTGTTTCAACAGTTCGCCCACGATGCGACGGCCACGTATCAAAGACGACTTGATAGCTGTTGTCTGTAAAGTCCTCCCGGATTGAAATATCATCTGGCTCCATGCCAATCGAAGTGGCCACCGCTTGTTTGATACCAGGCACGGTACCACGGCCACTGAACGAGCCAACGATCGATTTCAAGTAGTCGGCGTATTCGTCATCAGCCCGATTCCGTCGTCGGCCCAATTCACCGAACAACGATCCGATCCGATCGAGATCCCCGGTAATACGATCAATAACGCGGGCCGTGTCAACGTACACCTCGCTCTGACAGGTCGGATTGGACGCTGCCCATCTGATGCCACCGGAGGTATACTGGGTGTCGGAAATGGACACTGATCCAACTGAATCTCCGGTTTCGGTATCTATCACAGTCACGTTGATCGGGCCTGAGTCAGAGACTGTCACATCCACACGATACCAGGTATCCGTCACATCGCCACCAGCAATACTGTCTGTATCGGACGGCCCGCTCTGGTGTGTTTCGAGCGACAGTTCCTGTGTTCCTGCATCAAGTTCGATCCGATAGAACTGAGACACATCGTTCCCGTTCTGGTACAGAAAGTCGAATTGCGCAATGTCATCGGGCTTCCCGAGTCGCGTGTGGTACACGAAGTAGTCGCCCCGTTGCGGATAGACAGTAAGCCCGTTCTGTGAGACCAGCCGAACAAATGCGTCTTCACAGGCGCTGTTCAGTTCGAGCGCCCAATCACCGTTGAAGACCACATCCGACTGGACGGTTGCATTCGGAGCCCCACCCGAGTCAAAGGTATACTCGACTAACTGTTGGTCTTCGAACGTATCGATCGGGCGACACTGGGTCGCTGCATCGACATAGTGCGAGTCAATGACCCGATCAATGTCGCTCTCGATCGTATGCAACTCGGTCCCGTATGACCCAATATACCGCGACAGTACTGATTCACACCGATAATCGATCGTGAATCGGGTCCCAGCATCGGGCCGTTGGCCCCCAACAGCGAAGTCGATCGTATCGGATCGACCGTCGTTGTCTGTGTCAAGAATTTGATAGTCCTCATCCGGTTTGAACGTGTAGTCCTGTCCGTTGACAACGCCCTCTATCGATCGAATTGTATTGAACGGTGCTTTGTTCGGGACGTACTCCGTGCGCTCGGTTGTTGTCCCATCATCGTAGGTAACGGACTCATAGACGTGCTGCTCGTCCTCTACGATGATCTCTTCGGTTGGGAGTACATCGGGCAGTGACTGAATGATATCACTCATACTGTGTTACCGTAATTTCATCGACAACTGGGGAAATCTTCTTTCGGGGATCGACATCGAAGTCCTCGATTACATCCGTTTGGACCGACATATCCACGGTGAATACAGTATCATCGTCCGGCGTCGTTCCGGACAACCACTCGATACTATCCGTGTAGCCATCACCGTCAGCGTCTTGTTCATCGTAATCAGTGCCTTCAGTAAAGTTGTAGGACGAACCGGAGACGGTGCCCGACACAAAGTTAATCGATCCAACATCAATCTCATAGGACACGGTGAAATCCTCACTCGAATCCGGTGTTGTGCCACCATCGAGCCATTCGAGTGTGTCAGCAGCCCCATCACCGTTCGTGTCAACGATATCGTAGTCGGTTCCAAGCGTATAGCTGTCGCCTGATGTATCACTGACACTCGATCCCCCAGCAAGCGCCGGGACGTATGTCAGTTCGAACTGCTCGCTCCCATCGTATGTGAATGTTTCGTCGGCACTCGTTTTCGTGTCATACGACACGGTAAATGTCGTCCCTGAATCGGGCGTCACCGTTCCAACAGACCAGTCAATAGAATCAAGCATTCCATCGCCATTATCGTCTACGATATCATACTCGGTATCTGCAACGGACTGTTGCTCGTCGTTTACGGTTGCCGTGACGCTTGTCGATCCGGCAGCAATCGGGGCCACATTCAGCTCGTACACCGATGTATCGCCAGTATAGTAGTGCGTTTCGTTGTCGATTGATCCGAGCGGTATCTCAGGCAACTCGTAGCTCGACGTACCACTTTGATAGTCTTGGCGATAGTTAACAATGCTCACGACTCGAATATTGAGTGCCAACACGTTCTCGACGTTCGGTTCAATATTGAGCACTCGTTGCACGATCTTATCCGTAATCAACGGGTCACCCAGATCAAGCTCGAACAAATACGACTCGATCTCGTCTTTGATCTGTAGCGTATCGATGTCCGTCCCTTCGACCTCGATATCGACTGCCAGTTGATTCGTGACCGGTCGAACAAGGTTGTGTTGGACACCAGCCGGGCGTGCAATGTCAATCCCGTCCCGAACTGCACTATCAGTCCCACCATCAACAATTACGTCGACAAAGATTGGCTGTTGCTCCTTGAATTCATCAATGAATACGTCCGTCACGTTGGCCACGTTATTCAACAGATAGCCACGAATTCCGTCTGTCGTCCCACCACCGGACGTTTCGAAGACAGCATTCTTGATTCGTTGTCGAAACTCATCGTTGGTCTCGGGGTCTTGTCCCCCATCAATAGACGCCGGGTTCGTGACAGACTCGACGCCAGGCGGTGGGGACCGGAACCGGGTAACGGTATTACTACCAACGTTGTACTCGGTCCCTGAGCCAGTCGCTACCACGCTCACTTCGACAAAGTCCGCATTATTTTGATCAGCCGGGGTAACAAACGGATCGTCGCCCAGATCGACCTCGAACGTGTACTGTTCACCATCGAACTGCTCCGGTGTTGCGACAGCCATGCCATCGGGGACCCTGGTATTCGAGTCAAACGTTTCGACCCGAACCTGCCCGGTTGCCGTGGACCCAGTGTCCCGAGTTGTCCCGACCAAGATCCCGATATTGTCGAGATGGGAGTCGAGCATGTACTCGTTGAGTAGTTCGAGATCATCGAACTCGTCCAGTCCGAGCCGATCGAGGTCTTCCTGGGTGATCGGCCCCCCTGCATAGTCAACCCAGCCCGACAGTTGGGCTGCCAACAGACGCACCTCGTACTCGTACAACTGCTCGGCAAAGGCTCCGAGAAGCAACTTATTAAAGCTGCCATCTATGAAATTGGTCAGCTTAAATATTTGCCCTCGCAACCGCGACTCGATTGATGCTTCAATATCGTCTTCCGATGTTGGTTCAAGTACCATAAGTTATACCAAAAACACGCGCTCGATTGTCCTCGCAGCCGTCTCGATTGTAATAGCAAGTTCCAACTCACCAGTATCGTTCTGGAATGTGGCCTCGGTCTCAGCCGATGCAACGCCCGGATGTGACTCTACAACCCGATTGGCGACCTGTTCAACATCAGCTTGCTGCCCGTCTGTCATTGGAGCCCCGACGGCCCCAGCAAGCGCCAGCGCCAGGTTGAGGGCCAGATCCTTTTCCAGTTCTGCCTCACCCTCGCTGTATGCGATATCACCAGAGGCCCGATCTACCTGGAGATCGAACTGGCCATCCAGGCTCCACCCAGATCCGAACTCCTCACTCATGTGTCCACCTCATGCGACTGTGTTGTTGCAGTAAGGCCCTGTTCATGTACGATTGGTGGCCCGCTTCGTCTAAGATTACCGCAGGCCTTGTTCGGGTAGGATTGAAGGACTTGTTCGTGTAGCAATTGATGGCCTCTTTCGTCTTGGACCACCGCAGGCCCTGTTCGTGTAGGAAACAAGGCCCTATTGGTAGAGGACAAACAGCAAAGATCCCATCGGGAAGGACACCGCCACCCACAGCAGAGTAGGGCCTCCGTCTACTTAAACCTTTCGATCCGTGGGAGGACATACCAAGCCCTCTATCGTCAAGGACCGCCCCAAATTCGGGCCGGATCGGTCCCGCCTTCCCCATATTTTTGTATGACTCGGGCATCGTATCAGTTACCAGTTTATCGTTGATCCGTCACTAACCATATTTATATCGTTGTTGTACCAGGTAAAGTTCCCGTTGCCATCTGACTCGATCCCATATCCGGACCCATCGCCGAGCGTGAAGGCCCCTGTATCGAAGTTTAGTTCCAGGCCCATGTCTGTGCCATCCGTCTCGTCTGGACCGCGTGTGAGCCGAATCTGGGCCGATTCGCCACTGTTATCGAGTTCGATGCGTGCGACTGGATTGGAGAGACCATCTTCCTTTACTGCAAACCGAAGGACATCCGGTTCGCCCGCACTGTGGTCTTGGGGCTCGGCTTCCAAATACATGTTGGGGCCACTGTCCGACTGATACTCCGTTCTCCGGTGTCCGGCCCGACCGAGTGGCGCTCGCTTCGTATCCGTATAGACAACGTTAGCCACGAACGGGCGCTGGGTATCGCTCTTCAAGAAGCCGAGTTCGACTACATCGTCTTCCTGTGGAATGTAGACCGATCCGTTGTACGTCGTATGGATCGGAACGTTTTTGAACGATTCGTCACGACTTCGTAGCTGCACGTTGACCTCGTGATTTGAGAGTCTTTCTTCGGTCCCATCGTGTTCGTGTACTTTTGACACGATACCGAGCATGCTATCCCACCGATTCTGTTGCTGATCACGTCGTTGCTTTTCGATGAGTGTTTTTCGTGGCATATCTATTAGTTGAGTATGTCAGCACCGATGCCCGTGTTATCGTCAACACCGGAGATGTTTTCGCTGACAATTCGTTGCCCGTCTTCTTGGGCGAGATACTGCTGCACAATTGATGCGCCAACACCTGTCTCGATTCGCTCAGCACTCGATCTAAGTGTCGGTGTTAATTCGAGCGTTGTCAGGAATCCATCTTGGGCATTGATTGTGTGTGTCACGCCGTTCACTTTGTAGATTCCCTGTTGCACGTTGTTCGGGATTTCGGTGTTGACTGTTCCGGTAATCGTAAATTCTAGTTCGGGGACGACAACTTGATCGTACAGTTCAATATCACCGTTGCCGATAATTGTTGCAGTTCCCATATTGCGCGTCTGATCTTGTTTGACAGCTTCGTTGACTGCCATTTTATCAGCTTCCTCCTGTGTTGACGCATTCACTTCGAAGAAGTTTTTCTCCGGAGTCGGCATCGGTTTACTTTTACCAGGGGGTGACATTGGGACCGGAGACTTGTGCGAAAAGTCCTGGTAGGCCGACGATGCGCCTTGGCCGTATTCGGAGGCAATATCGCTCGTTTCGAAGACGACTCGGGATGCATTGGCCGAGTCATCACCAGCATTCGTTTCGGTGATAAACGGAATGTCCCATTTAACTGAATTGGACTTCGGGGATGGGGTGATATTGAGTGCCCCGTTTTTGTCGACCCATACGTCGGCCAGAAGTGTTCGAGCCAATCCTTGGACAACGTCCATCAGTGGGTCACCACGGTCACCGCTGCCGAACGACCATTGCCTGGCGGTTCGGCCACCAACGAATGCATCGAATGGGGCCAGATACGGCTGATCGATTGTGGCCCGCTCAGGGAACTGTGTGACACCATCCGGGAACGCATCGGCCAGTAATACGAAGAGGATACTGTGTGGATACTTGACGAACTCCGTGTCGAGAACGACCTCCTGTGAATGGAGTACGTCTCGAACGTCGTACGCTGTGACCGTCACAATGCCTTCTTCGTCTTGCTCGGCCTTATGCGCTTTGCCTTTGAATACGGTGCTTGTTCGTTCGTCTGCGACATCGGCCCACGGTGATGCTGTCGACTCGTTCGAGACGAACACTTCGACAGTGCTCCCTGGAACGAGGGCATCGATATCCTGTGGGATACCGCTTATCTTTGCACGTCCAATCTGTCGGCCGGTAAATCGTTCGACATCGATCTTCGTGACTCTGAAGTTGGTGCCTTCGACCTCAGCCCACGTCGTAACGTCTTGTGTCAGAATCATTCGTCAAATAGTGCGTCTTCACCGAATTCAATTTCAAAGCCACCCAACTCTTCGGTGTCAAGGGAGCCGATTGTACTCGATTCACCAGGTACGGTCGAGCCCTCTTCGACTTCGAGGGCCTCGATAGTGGCATCGTAGAGCCAGTCGCCGTCCTTCGTTTTGGCACGCTTGAAACTGGTGCTGGTTGACTGGACGAGAATGTCACCAGACCAACGTTCTGTTCGGAGCGACAAGACGCCCTGTTGTGTCAAATTATCGATAATTTCCAGTTCGTAGTCCACAACGACGCCTTCGATCGAGAGCGAGTCAGGCTTTCGACCTAACGTTTGGACGACAATTTGATCGTCAATCGTTTCCTGTTCGACTGTCCGCTGTTCTGTTGTGACATTTACCGCCGGATCAGCGTATGTGAATTCGAGTTCACCGATCCGTGCTGGGTCACGATTGTAGCCTTGTGCTGCCATAATTAGCGTCCGTTCTCTCGTCGCTCATTTTCAAGGACTTTGTCTCGGATGATTCGGCCGAATTTGTTGGCCATCCGATCATCGATAGAGCCCGATCCGCTGTTATCGACATTAACCTCGACGTTGGTCTCACTTCGTCTCGATGTGTTCGTTGTTCGGTTCGATGCTGCTGCCTGTTCGTTTGTAATATCCTGTCCGGTTACTCGATCAAAGTTCGGCAACAGGTTCGAAATGATGTTACCGAAGAGATCGATTGAAATAGAGGAGCCATCAAGTCCGTTCACAATATCCCAGATAGACATCATTACCTGCTTCAGTAGTCGGAACTGCAAGATAATCGGGTTTAGCCCAAGCCCTGCATCTAATGCGGATTTAACTTTATCCCAGTTCTTATAGAGATATGCCAGTGCGAGTCCAATGCCAACGATTACAGCACCGACTCCGGTTGAGATCAGTGCCACTTTTAGTGCACCGAGGCCAAGTATCAATGCTGTAACAGCTACTGTTGCAGCGCCAAAGGCTGCTGCTAGTGCTGTAATACCGGTTGCAACTGGTCCAACGAGATTATGTATTTCGTACAGACCTTTTGCCATCAATGCAATTCCAACCAGTGCGCCTGTTAGTAGTGCTGCATTTAGCGAGATGACGGCTGTCACAGCACTCCAGATGGATGCTGTGAAGGCACCGACGGAACTGGTTGCGATTGACGTTGAGCCAGCGTATGCTATCATATTCCCGATGCCAGCTACAATTTGGCTATTGAGTATGAGTGTTGCACCGGCTGCTATTAGAATGGTGCCAGCGATGAACTCAATCACTGATTGAACGATGTCCCCAACCAACCCCATTTCATTCAGATGACCATTAACTGTTCCGATTACAGATCCGATCGTTTCGAAGAACGACCCAATTGTTTCGAGTAGTGGGGCCAGCAATCCAAGTGACTCAAGTACAAGTGCAATACCAGCTACAAGCAACAGTACACCACCAGCAAACATGATCGTGGATTTAAGGGCCATGACCATGTTCTGGTTACCCTTTTGTAGCGTCTGTGTAAATGCATCGTAGGCATTGTCTGCATCTTCAACCGCGTCCGTTAGGTGCTCAAGTGATTGAGCGACCAGATAGTTTATCTTAAACGCAAACTCTGCCACGGCAATCATTTTCATCAGTGTCATTGTAATTGCCAAAAATGCAATTACAGCGGTTGCAGTTACGTCGGATAGCATCCCAAACGCTTCGTATACCTCCAATGCAACGCTAATAACTGATGCAAACACATTGATTGTAAATGCAAGAGGTGGCAATAGTTGCTCACCGATCCCAGCACCAACTCGGGTAATGACTGTGACAAGTTCGAGCAGTGCACTACCAAAGTCTGAAACTGTTGGACCAAGATTGCCGATAATCTTCCCCCAGTATGCCATGGCATCCGGGAGTTTATCGATGAACCAAACGAAGAAATCCTCAAGCAGCGGAAGCGCGTTTTCGATGAGCACTGTCAGGCCTTCGATCATTGTGAGGCCACCAGTGCGATCGCTGAATCCGAGCACCGCAGCCCTGAGTTCGAGGAGGAAGCTCTGGACTTCTTCCATTTCGAGCAGTTCGGCTGCTGCTTCAGCAAACATGTGCACTAGTTCCACGATATCTCGGAGCACGGTGACAAAGATACCGGAGGCTCCGAGTCCACCAATTGTAACGTCTTGCAGTGGTGCGACAGCATCGATGATTGCTTCCTTGAAGCCCTGTGCTGTTGCTTCAACAGCCTCCATCGTGTTATTGATACCAGCGAACTGGTCTTCGAGATTCTGCAAGAATCCCATTGCACCGACCGCGACGAGGGCTCCGAATGCGCCAGCAACAGCAACGGCTGCCGATGCGAGCCCAAGGAAAAGCGTAATTAGTGGCCCAACAAAGGCTATCAATGCTGGAATTGTAATCAGTAGGTTAGCGAATCCGATATTGAACGGGCCAAGGTTGGCTGACACAGTTTTCAGTGCCGGAACAAGTGCGCTCAACGATCGGGCCAGATCCTCGACCTCATCGTCAAGATTTTCGACGGCTTGGCTGGCACCAACGGAACTTGTTGTCAGTGTATTGAGCCCGGCGACAACGAATCCAAGCGTCGATGTGGTCTGCACCGATGCTACTTGTAGCTCGGAAAGGGCCGTTCGTACGTCTTTGATTTCATTTTCAGCTTTATTAGCTGCTGAACTCATTGCAACAGATCCAACCGTGGCACCTGTTGCACCACCAATCGCTTCTAATCCGCCTGGAACCCGCCGTGATCGAAGATCGGGGCCTATTTCCTGCCCGATTGTTTCACCGCGCTCCGTGTCTGCACGAGCAATTGATCCAATTGCAGATGTATCAAATTTACGCTCAAATTCAGCAAGTTCGCTGTTAACTCCATCTAAGTTATCATCTAATTCACTAAAGTCTATATCATCAAATGGACCGAACACATCTTCGAGTACACCAAGACCACCAGATCGGGGATCAACTTCAATAACTTCATTTACATCCATCCCCCCGGCTGGTCGTGAACGACGAACGGCCTCGCTTACTTCAGACCCAAATTCTGCCGGTGTATATGTGATTCCCCGCTCTTCATCACTTTTAAATGGAACTGGTAAGTTTCCTCGATCCAAGTCAAGTGCTTCTTCAACTGCTTCAAGAGATTCTGAGAAATCAGATGCGACTGCATCTGCATTGGCAAGTTTTCGGGCCAACGACTCGATGTTAAGATCGCCTTCAACACTTCTAAATAGTCGTGATACAACACCAGGCGCTTGTCGTTGACCCCTGTCTGGATTTATGTCAGACTCATAGGAGAGCGCGTTGACAAGAGACTCACGGAACTGGTCGTTTTGTATGAGTGCCGGTTGTACTGAACGACGGCGGGCTTCAAATGGGTCAGTAATATCAACATCATCTGCTGCATCACCAACGCTTCCGAGTCGTTTTTCATATCCTTCGAGCAGGTTCATTGAATTCCGGAACTGAGATTCATCAGCAAATAGTGTGTCTCTGTCCGGAATAACATCATCGACTCTGTTATCAAAGTCGCCAAGCGAATTACGAATTATTTGATACTGTTCGTCAAGATCAGCGACATCTGTATTAAGATCAACCGTTGTTCCGTTAAGTGTTGCCATTGACGACTGGAGGCCGTAGATAGCTCCAGCAGCACCGGCTGAATCATTTCGAACGTCTTCTAATTCGTTTTCGACGCCACGGAGTGACTCTTCCATATTTTCGGCCGAGCCAAAGGTGCCGGCGAATGCTTTGGCCAGGTCTTCTGTCGCACCTTCAGCGTTCCCGGCTGTTTCAGCAGCCTTTTCGAACGATCGGGCTGCACCGTCGATACCGTTCTCTATTCGCTCACCAACTTCGCCGGCATTGCTACTGATTGTAACATCGCCAAGTACGGAAAAGTCAACCATGAATTATGTGGAACAGTAGGGTGTCTTATGGGGTACGATTGAGTGCGCTTCGTCCAGCCACATTCGTCGGTGTCCCGGATGGTTGGGCACCAGACTGGGCTTGTTTCTGCATTCGTTTTGCTTTTTGCTGTTGCTTTCGACCTTCGTCTCCGCCCGATTCGCGGTAGATATCCGCGTGCAGGAGTGTTTTCACTTGGGCATCACTTAGCTCTTCGAGTCTGGCGTCACGTCGCTCGACAATCGTACCGTTTCCGTCGCACCGTTCGCACGTTTTGTCGAGCACACCGTTGATCTCGAATTCACGCCCATAGACGCTGGCTGATAGGCCAATTGACTCGGACCCGCTGCCATCGCATCTCGGGCATTCGGATTCGTGTTCAACCGTGAACTTGTATCCGGCCTGATGGAGCGTTAGGAGTTCTTGTCCGAGTCCACCTTCTGAAAATCTTTGATGGAGCCGGTCTCTTCGAAGGACATTTCGATGATCTCGGACCCGATTTCGAACAGTGTTTCGAAATCAAGCTCGGCCACGATCTCCTCAAAGTTGTGTCGTGTCAACTCTTCGTGCGCCATCGACTCGACACAGATGTTCTCGAAGGCGAGGATCGTGTCGCCGTTGACATTGGAGAGCATGTTGCGCTCCTCAGCCATTTCCTGGGCTTCGTCCTCATCCTCGGCCTCCGATAGTGTCTGCAACATTTCTTCGGGAAGCCGATTGATCTCGTCAAGGAGTACTTTCCGATTGACGACGTGTAGTTCAACATCCATCTGTGCCCCACTATCGTGGGTCAGGGTGTACTCACTGATGTCGTTGGTACTCTCGGTCACGCGCTTGTAGAATTCCATTGCGTCAACTTGTGTCATAATGAATCACTTGATTCGGGTGAAAAGTAGGAGCCGGGCACATGCCCGATGAAAAGGTGGAGCGACTGTAACAGCAAAACCGCGTTGGCGTGGTTACCGACTCGAAGCGCCGGTTACGCCACCAGAGGACACGTATGCGTCCTCACAATCGAAGTCCCACGATGACGAGGCAACATCGTCGGACGGTACGTCACGACTGAGGCCAGTTACCTGCACTTCTTCGAGCGTCCAAGTGCGGGGGAACCCGCCGGCTGCCCCCTCTTCGGGAGCCTCCTCTTTGACTGTCATGGTCACTCGCTTCGGTTCGCCAGCCTCGTGATAGTCACTCTCACCCGCACTATAGAACATGAGGTTTCGAATGACATCCTGGCCCCCGTCGTACTCGAACGAGCCGGAGTATCGAAGGCCAGTCGTTACGAGTGTGGGCTTCATTGACTGATCGGTCTGTACATCGGTCGACTGTGGGTCGATACTGAACGAGACGTTTGTGACGGCAATCTCCTGATCGCCGGCCTTGATAATGGCCTCTTGTCCAGTAATACGACTTGTGTGATCTGGTGCAACCATATATTAGTTATGTGTTAATTGTGATAGAGACATCGATTCGCTTGGCAATGCCCTGCGGTGTGACACCGAGATCGATGCCGATTTCGTCTGAACTGACCTGATACACTTCAACGAAGTACTCGTTGGTGATCAGTCGATCATCGTTTAGACCCTTCAGTTCGGATCGGATTGTGTCCTCGACTGTGTCACGAGTCCGTTCGTCGTTGATCTGGCCAATGGCCGAGTCACCGACTGTCTTGGCAATCAGGATCGTCTGATCGACAATCCGACGACGCCAGTAGTCTCGAATCCAATCGGTCTCGTCAGAGGTGGACGTGTTGTCACCGATCGTAATCGACCCGCCCTGCGGTGGCTGTCGAATCGGAATGACGTTTGCGTCTCGAAGCTCGTTTGCTTCCGTCTTCGAGAGCCGATCGTCAAGGTTATCAGTCGTCAGGTTGTCGTTGTAGATCGAGCCACCGGGTCCGAGGGCAGCGCCAGCCATGTATCCGGCCAGCGCCGGGGTAATGGTTTCGGTCGATAGCTCCTTGCGAGCCGGTGCGTGGAGGAACACGGCATCATTGTTGATGGAATCCGCATAGTTAGCCGTGTTATAGTCGGGCATCTCGCGCCCCTCTTGGTTGGCATTGGGCTCTGCTGCGGTAACACCCATCGCCAGCTTGTATTCGCCACGAAGGCCGTTCACTTCGGCCGAGAGGTCAGTTGCGATCGCCCCGCTCTCTTCGAGCGGAACGATAAGCCCTGTTTCCTCATCACCGATGGCCGTCGCTGCTTCAGCAAGGGCTGACTCGTAGTCGTAGTGCGTATAGTCGACGGTGTATGTCGCATCGCCATCGTCTTCTATTTCGACAGCGCCCGTAATCGGATTGACATACGCCTCGCCCGCTGTTCCCTCATTCGTCGGCGGGCTATCGTACTTGAAGACGACCGTGTACTCTCCGGACACATCGCCCGTAATCGTGATCTCATCTGTATCCTCGACAATCGGCGCATTAGCGAGTGTGCCCGACACACCGCCCAGGTCTTCGTCAGTGACACTGATCTCGTCCAACATCACCCCGTAGAGGAAACTGATGTTAGCACCGTTGCCTCGGGCTTCCTGCATGCCATTCGCCAGTTCGGTATCGGCCCCGAACTTGCGTTCTGCGTCGAGGCTGGAATCGATCTGTGTCAGTGTGTTCGGATCGACGGTATCCGTTGCCCCAGGATTACCGTCACCAATCAATACTACCTTCTGTTCTCGACCGATAGCAACGCCTGTGATGGCCCCACCAGCGGTCGTGATCTTTACGCCAGGAAAGTCGCCGTATGTTGTTGTACTTGCCATAGTTATCTATTGTAATACGTCGTCCTCGTTTGGACCGACGATTGACGCCACGTATGGGAGCGCACCATATTCTTCGGCTGTGTTGATGGTTTCATAGAACCATACTGTTCCGTCTTGACGCCAGCGACGGAGTGCTGGAGTCATTGACAGATCGTTTCGGACGTTGCCATCGCCCATGAAAAACTGCGTGATCTCGTCCTGTGGCACTGATGGATCGTCTGGGTCCGGAAGTGGGTCGCCAACGTGTTTGTCGTCATACCGATACAATGCGTATCGGACTGCTTCCCCGAGTTCGTACGGATCGTAGTGCCCACCTTCGGCCGTCCACAGATCGATTGCAATTGGCATCTCGAACTCCGACTCGTAGATATAACCGATTGCGTTGTCCGACCCATCGGTCGCGTAGTCGACCAGATCCGTGTTGTGCTCGTCGTAGACCATTGCGCCCGTCGTTGTTACTTCAACGATGGGCGGTCTGAGGTTCGATTGTCCGCCGTCAGCATCGATCTCATAGACCGAGTACGTCGTTTCGTCCGGAAGCCTCTCCGACTCTTTGAGCGCCCGTACAATGCTCTTGCAAACGGTATCAGGTCGGACCATGTTGTGTTAGTTTCAGAACTTCTCGAATTCTTCGGTAATACGGTTTTCTATTGCTTCGATATTGTGCATTAGTGCCCTGTACATGAATCGTTGGTCTTCGACACCAGGATGCACTGAGTACTGGAAACTGGCACCGAGTTGTTCTAGTGCAGCGGGGAAATTTTCTGGACCATAGACACCGTATTCAGTTTGAACTGGATAGCCCTCGAATGGAATGATATAGCCAGATCGGCTTGGTGCATTGATCGTGGCCTTCGTTTGGTCACGAGCTTTCGGCCCAGTTCCATACTCGTGGTACTTGATTAGTTCGTGTGTGGCACCGAAGTAGTGCTCGTTCCACGACAGACTGTAGCCCTGGATTGACTCGACCGCTTCTGCTGTCACATACGAGCTTGCTTTTCGTTTTGCATCCGGGATAATGTCCAAATCAAGTGCCTTGTCAACTCCGATTTGAATTCGCTGTAATGGCTTAAAGTCGTCACCGTATGCATCGGCACGACTTTGGAACTGGCCTGTCTCTGGATCACGGCGTGCTTCACGTTCGAAGCGTTCCGCTTCTCGTTTGAGTTCATCAGCCAGTTCTTCGAAGCCATCTTTCCAACTCATGATTAGTAGTTCGGATGGTCCTCGTAATCAGCCGGTGTAAAGTCACTCGGTGCACCAGTATCGTAGGTGTCCTCGTACCGATCATCGTCGGTATTGACTGCGATAGCAAAGTTCCCATGGCCACCGGACCCGCTCTCACGAAGTGCTTTGACAATTCGCTGGTATTCCTCCAGATACCGGGACGAGTATTCGGTGATCGTCCCGCCTCCGTCTTGCATGTCACCGATCGTCACATCGGACGGCTCTTCGGCTGCATGGGTCAGCACGTGTGTTGCCAGATTCATCACGGCCGATCGATGCGAGTTAGATAGGTTCTCCGGTTTGACCGGATCGCCGTTGTTCACGTCGAGTTCCATCGATGACTCTGCGTGGAACAGTGCCTTCCGTTTTTCTTCAACCGCGTAGTCGTCGGGTCCGGACAACGGAATGTCGTCCAGGTCGACGTACACCGGTTCGTATTCTGTTTCGACGGACATGAATGAGTGCGACGGTCAATGATGCGCTCCGTCGCTAAAACGTGGATTCGCTTACCCTTCGATCACTGCGCACGCCTTGGGGTCGATCGCCAGCCAGCCCATGCGTGTGTAGACACGGTAGACATCGGTCTGCGTCCGATCCTCTCGGTACTCCTCGGACGTGATGGGCTCTCGCTCGCCCTCGTAGCCGTAGAAGTCCGTGTCAACCATCACCGCGCCGGGATTGTCCGAATTACCACCGGCCGTTCCAGTGATATCGAAGTCATCGTCGGCCTGAATCACGTCAAAGCCAGCAATCTCGCCGATCTGTCCGGCACGACGCATGTCCGACTGTTCCTCAGTCGCTTCGAGGAAGTTGCCGTCCTGAAGCAGGTCGTGGGCTGCGTCCAGATCAGCGATGAGCAGATCCGGATCGAAGTTGTCCTGCATGAGCGGACGACGGCCCGAAAGCACGTCGTCGTACGTGAACACGCCGTCCGAGTCCCCCTCGATCGTGCCACGGTTATTGTTCGCAATAACCTGGAAGGCCTGTCGGTTCATTTCCTCCGACATCTGTCGGGCCTGACGGTCGACCTGGTCTCGGACCACGTCGATCATGGCGTCTTCAGTGGCCTCGTGTGTGAGAGCAATCTCGAAGCCGTACTTCGAGAAGGTGAGGGACTCCTTGCTGTAGGTCTCCTGCTCACGCGGGAACTCAGCACCCTCTGCCACGACATCCGGGTTGCCGATCTCGTCGTCCGGCACCGGGAACTGGACTGTGTTGGAGTTGATCCCAGTCGCGTCGTAGTCGCGGAAGGCCTGTCGCCAGACCAGGTTCTCCTGGGTGATCTCTTCGACTCGGTCGCGGAGAATCGGGTGCGTCAGTCGGAAATCATCGATGTCCCCGACCTTCACTGCCAGTTCCTCCGCACTCATCTCGGAAATGTCAATTTCGTCTGTCATTGTAATATAATGTTACTGTGTATCAGTTCTCGTAGCGGATGAGGGCCACGTTGCTCCCATCTTTATCAGTACGGTTGGCTTCGTAGACTGTATAGTCGCTTTCACCAGTCCCAAGGACACCGTCGCCTGTTTCGCCAACAGTAGCAGATGCGGAGACATCGCCATCAACAATTGCCCACACAAGTCCGTGCGAAACCATCTGGATCGCTTCACCATCGCCGGCTGCATCGGCAAGGATGCCGTCAGAATCGTCACCATTCGTGGACGGCTCAACCGTAACGTGGTCACCCGTCGCTGCTCGGCCAGTAACCTTGACCGGCGTCCCACCGGCAAGCGTCCCGCCACTGTCGTTTACAACTGTAACCTGATCGCCGTGACCGAATTCTCGGTCGCCACCTTGCAGTGTCATTGTATTGTAGTAAAATTAGTTGTCAGTTAGTCGAGCACCGTCTCAACGTCGATGCCCATTTCGGCAAGCCCGATCTCGCCCGATCGAATCTTCTCGGCCTGTCGGTGCATCTTGCCGTCTTCGAGGTGCTCCGCAACTGCCTCTCGAAGTTCCTCTTCGGACATCTCGGACGGTTCGCCCTCCGAGAGTTCCTCTTTCGAAACCGAGCCACCGTCGGGTTCGGGGTCAGTCTCGGTCGCACCGAGTTCGCCAGTGACCGAGGCCTCGTCGTGCTCAGTCACCTTGTCGCGGAGTTCGAGGGGCGTGAATCGGTCCTGAAGCTCCTCGCTTTCGAACGGACTGTACTCGGCCAGTTCGTCCGCAAAGACGGTGCCGATCTCGTCCACGAGCCCGTTCAGTTCCTCGTACTCGTCCGTACCGAGCACAACCGGCTCCTCGTGGGCCTGCAACTCGTCCAGGGCGTCCTCGTCAACGCTGTCGAGTTTCTCCTGATTCTCGGCCAGTTCGTCAATCGAACTGTTCACGTCTTCGAGCCGGGATGCGAGTTCGTCGGCATCCTCGGCCTTGCTTCGAAGCGATTCCACGTCGTCCTGTTCGATGACTACGGGCTCGGACATCTCTTCGATCTCCTCGTCCGTGAGCGCATCATATTCGATAGTGTCTGTCATTGTAGTGATATCGGTTGTATCAGAAGTGTTGCCCACCGTACTCGACCCAGTTCGGGCGTCATTGTCCAGTGATGCAACCTGCAAGTTCGGCTGCGATGTCGCAGCCATCGATTCCCCGGCAACCGGTTCATCGAATTCGTCTTCAGCCCACGCGTTGATCTTCGACTGCAACTCGTCGGCCATGTCGTCGGAAATGCCGTCCACTTGGCCAGCCATCTGGTGGGCCGAGTCGAGTCCGTCGAGACTCAGGTCCCCGTTCGGGAACACAACTGGCAGGGCCAGATCGCCGTAGTTTTCCGGAGGCCACTCGCCGGTTTTCGAGACAATGAAGTGATCATCGATCTCGGACATGTTGTCCGTGTCAAAGTCGGACATGGCCGGCTTGTCCCATTCACTGTCGGCGTCCGTGCCGTCATACTCAGGCGTGTGCCATGTGGCTTCCAACTCGGCCGTCGATCCGGTTCGAACGGCGCTGGCTGACATTGACTCGACCTCGTGTAGTGGCTTCTGCATCGTGTCGCCAGTCTTAGTGAACTGGCCATCTTCTTTGTCGATGGCATCGATTTCGACCATGAGCGTGCCATCGTCGGTTTCGAAGCCAGCAATGGTGCCCATGTTACCATCCCACATTACGGTCCCATTGATATCGAGGCCGTTGATGGTTGCCAATTCAGCGTCGTGTCGGTCAGCATACTGTGCCATCTCGTCCTCGTGCATGCTCATATCGGCTTTCGACATGAGCGTCTGCATCGGCTTGATATCGGAATAGCCGGCCGTGATGGTGAAGCCAGTCGACTCCATCGAGCCATCATCGAGGCCCATAATCTCGACCATCACGATGTTCTTTGCCTCGTCAACGTGGACGATCTTTCCGAAGAGATCCGGCTCGACCTGCCATCGAACCAGGTCGCCTTCGTCCCACTCGGGCGCATCGCCCATCATCGACTTCGGCATGTCGGTTCGATCGGGCATGTTTGTCATGTCTGAATCGTCTGTGCGTCGTGCAAGACCGTTTTCTTCTGCCATTTCGTCCGGCACATCCGGAATCGAATCGAACGGATTGTACGCCCAGTTGAGCAGGCTAATGGCCCACTTGCTCGGGCACCCCGACGGTCCATCTCTGGGATCATCGGGCTCGTTCTCTTCGTCGGACATCCGGCTGATGAACGAGATCGTCCGTTTCGCATCCTCGATCTCGTCCGATCCCCACTCGGACTTGTTCGTGTCGAGTAGGTGCATATTGCGATCGATAACCGCTTCCGGATCGACAGAGGCCTTATTTGCACACGGATGATCGGCCCATCGTTCGAGATCACTGGCCGACATGTTGACGTGCTCGGACCACTCGCTGTAGACCGAATCGAGATCGTCTTCGTCGCCTTCAAGCTCGGCTGCTTCGGCATCGATCGCAGCCTTGAATCGGTTTTCATCGTGGTCCCACATCGAAATCGAGTCTTCCTTGTGGGCCACCATCGTATCCGTGAATTCGCCCGATTCTGGATCGTAGTTCTCGATCAGATAGACCGTGCTATCACCAGCACAAATTTCCTGATCACCGTCGATCTCGTCGGAATAGCAACCGTCGGATTTCATCCCGCGCACTTTGCCGTGCCAGGTACCACCGGACGAATCGCCTTTGACCCAGTCTCCCTCGCTGTATTCAGCGAGTTGGGCCGTCGATCGTTCGACACCAGATTCGAGCGTTGCGACAGCACCAGATTTCGGCCCGGCTGCCATAGCAACAGCGCCCGACGTGTCGAGGCCACCGATCTCCGCTGTGTTCGACGGTGAGGCCCCTTGCGAGACGACCGACAGATTGTCGAAGAGGATCGATGTGACACGCTTCGCACCGGACTCGGTCTCTTCGAGTTCCTCGACCGGGTCGTGGTATGCTCTGGCACTTACTTCCTGAATGCCAGCAGCAACGTCTTTGGCCAACTGTTCGTAGTGTGAAGCGATCTCGGCTTCGTATCGGACCCCAACGCCCTCATCGTAGAAGGCCTTCGTGACGGTTCCGACACGACCGTCGCTGTTGTTCTGGTGATCGCGGACGAGCGGTTTGCCTTGCAACGACGACGCAGCTTGCTTCAGTTCAGCAGCCGGCCACTGCTTTTTGATACCACTGTTGCCGACTGTTACATCGCCAGCACCGAGGGCAATCCCACTAATCGTGTACTTGCCATCGGAATCCAATTCGGAGTTCAGTTCAGCAGTACCGACGCCGGCCTGCGAAACACTCCGAGTCGCTGCGTCACTCATAGATCAATTAGTTCGCCGTCGATCGGTAGGTGTCGCTGTACGCGAACCCGTGCCCGTTTTCGGCCGGATCGGAGGCCGGGTGGGTCCTGGCTTCAAAGTCCACACTGTTTCCAGTGGCACCAGTCACCTCAATCTCAACAATTGCCGTTCGACCAAGAGCCGTTGTTCCGGCCCCACCATAGTTACCAGCAGTCGGATTGAATACATCCTCTTCTACGACCGACTCATCGGCCGGGGTAATATTTTCAGGATCGTCGTCTTTTGCTACACGAAACGTCACTGTACATTCGTTGTCACCGGTCGCGTCTACTCGAACGGCATCGTGTCGCGGATGCCCATCGAAGTAGAGCGTCTCGGATTCGCCTTCAGCAAGGCTGACTGTCTTTGTCGGATAATTAACCATAGTTAGTTGTTGATTGTAATTCGACCGCGTTCGTACGCAAGCACGAAGTCCTCCCAGTCCATCGTTCGGATCGTGGACTTCGATCGGTTCCGTCTATACACCGCATGTCCGCCCAGATCGCCGAGCAACTCACAGGACGTGCCATCTAAGTCGAATCGCGTCCCGTTACAGTGGTCGATTGTAAACGGGAGCATATCGTCTGGCACATAGCGACCATCGTGTGCGAGTGAGTCCTCGGCAACACCAAACTCGGGTGCGTAGTTGATCTGCACTGTCTCCTTCGATCGGAAATCGGTATCAGTTTTCTGAGCAGACATCGTCGGTAATATAGACCGGATTGATTGACCACAATTCGTCAGCGACATTGAATTATCTTAGACTACCTTAGAATCGGTTTCTCCATCTTTCGGTGCCTAAGATTTCGTCCTTGAAGCTGCTGCACAGGCGTCGAGAGCCGATTTCTGACATACATCCTCTCCAAGTCGCCCCCATTTGTGTCCACGCGTCCAATGCGATCAAGCGAGCCGGTTTGTCTGATTTACGCCAACTCGGGGGCCAATTGTCAAAGCCAACTCCCGGATCATCAACACCGGGTACGTTGAGCAATTCCGATACGGATTTGTGATGCAGTTCAGCAACACGCCCATCGTTGAGCATTTTATAACTGGCTGCCATTTCAGCATCATCGAGGTCTTCTTCAGGATTATCGGGCATCTCGTTTTCGTCTCCGATAACGGTCTCCCGATCTACGGCCGTAATTTCATCTGCGGTATATGGCTTTGAGCCACCGCTAACTCGTGCCACAACATAGACATCATCACCTTCAGAACCAACTGTCTCCGTTTTGTCGTCACCAGTCGGCCACTCCATCGGGCCGGACATAGCAGCCACGATGGTCCCGTACTGCCCATCATCGTATTCGACCCACTGTCCCTCTTCAAGCGACTGTAGTTGTGCGACGTATCGTGCGCGTTTCATGCTGAATCAGAATCAAGTTGTGTCACCGGAACGATTTCTGTCCGGCAGTTAAAGTGGAACGGGGGAACGGTTGGCAAGGGATCGAAGCCATCGAAGAGCATGTCATCCGGCACATCAGCTTGGAACTGTTCACCAAGCGTCTGATCGGCATCGAACAGGGCCACTGATCCATCACCATCGTCACAGGTCAACTCCTTGCACAACGGCGTTGTGTTCGGATTACAGGGATTGATCAGTTCGACACCAATGATCTCGTCGTGCCGATCGTATTCGGCCATTTTGAGGGCATTGACGCCACTCATGATCTCGATCCGAGCCATTACATCGGCCCGCTCTCGAAGATCGTCGTTGTCAAAGGACTCGGCCAATCGTTCACCGACGACGGCCGGCGACTCATCGTGTTGGACAGCTTGCGTCGTGTTAACACGCGCAAATTCGTCCATATCACCGACCACGTTCTCGAACGAGTCGGCCATTGCATCGGACAGGAATCGAGCCCGCTGTCGATGCCGGGCACCCATATCGAGTTCGATCTGTGGCGAATGATTTGGTTGCGACAGTGTATCGAGTGTTGCTTCGATAGCTCGCTCGAAGTGGTCTCGGGAGCGCGGATCAATGCGAGCGTCACCAGTGGCCTCAGAGACGGCCCGAGCGATCGCTCCATCGAGTTCGTCACTGTTGCGGAGTGATCGGTCGGCCGTGTCCTCGAACACGCTCACAAGCTGCTCACGGACGTTCACGAGTTCCTCGTAGAGCAAGTCGGATAGATCGGATTCGATATCACGCGTGCTCACGAGTCGCGGATCACTCAGTTCTCCGACTGTTCCAGCCAATTCCGCGGTTCCGGGTTCTGTAGTGACGCGAAAGGAGTTATCAACTGACACAGTGCCAGTGTTTTCTGCACTCGATGAGCTTGAGTTAGCGTCAGATTCTGCTTGTCGTTCTTCTTCAACGTCATCCGGATCAGTGACGATATCATCGCTGCTGATAGCCGTAATGGGCTGCTCTTGCTCCCCATTCGTGGCTTCACTTGTGTAGCGAATGATGCTGCCTTCAACGTCTTCAGGTGCCACTTCACCGTTCGGTCGGCCCAGATGGAGTTCCACGCTATCGGCCCCATCGAGGCCATAATCTGTTGCGACATCGCGGAGGTACGGCGTGAACAGTTGCTCGACTTCCCGACGAGTCTTCTTCACTTCTTTAATGAACGTCCGCTGCTGGGATTGGGCCACAGCCGGCGCGACGTTCTGGGCGAACCCGCCAGTTGCATACACCGGACCAGGAAGGCCGGACATGATCATTGAAATGTCGAAGTTGAGTGTGTCCTGAATGTCAGCCGTGTCGCCGGCAAACTCCTCGACGCTCACGTCGCCGGCCACTGCTTGCATCATTCCAGGACTGATCTGACCATCCTCGTAGGCCGAGATAAAGTTCTGCACTTCCTCTTCATTCCACGGGTTGTCTTCGTCGCCCAACTGAAAGATGATCTGGGGCCACGCTTTGAACTTGACAGCATCGTCGTTGTCCTGCAACTTTTCGAGCAGTCCTTCGGCACGACGGGCACTCGATGCGATCCGAGACGTGCCTCGTGGCTCCCCGATCTCGGCGTCTCGGGTCCATTTGATGACTTGATCGCGTGTGTACACGACCTCGTTCGTCTGTGCCCATTGGGGCTTCAGTTCATCGAACTGTACGTAGGCCCCCATTTCACCATCATCAGTGAGCGGGGGTTGATCTCGGGACTGATCGATATCCGGATTGAAGGCCTCAGCTTCCGAGTCATCTGGTGCCGGAAGCATGGCCTTCCCAGGCTTCGTGTAGATTGTAATCGTATCGTTCTGCAACGGATACAGGGCCTGGTTTCGGTTTTCACTATCCGTGACTTTCTCAAGGAATACCGTGCCCTTGATCTCCCGTTCGCGGACCATTGACTCGATCAGTCGTGAGGCATTCACGTCCGTTTCCGTATTGATAATTGCGACGTTTCGGAAGTACTCAGTGAGTTGCTCTGCTGTCTCTTCGTTGTCACAGGTGATATACCAGCCGGGCTCAACGACTTCCGAAGAAAAGTTATCGATTGCCGATTTGATCGGGCCGACATTCTCGTAGAGCTTGCGATAAAAGTTAAGATCGTCTCGGGGCGGATCGTGTTCGAGTGCTCCGCCACGAATGAGGCCAGACGATCGCTCTTCACCCTGATAGCCTTCAGGTTCCGGCTCCTCATCTCTGGAGCCATCAATGAGTTCCGCAATCGACTGGCGTAAATTATCAAATCGGCCCATTACTTCGTCTCATATATCTCGTAATGGGGGTTCTTTTAAACCAGGGGCTATGGTTCAATTGAAACCGTGATATACTGTGTCGTAGGGAACGTTTCAGTCCCAGTTTGGTATTGGACAACAAATTCCCCATTATACACACCAGCATCGCTTGTATCAGACGCATCCCACTCGTATGCGACCTTTCCTGATTCGGCATCAGTGACAACCGCATCGGACTCAACAACTGTGTCACCGGACTCGGGCTCTGTCAGTACAAACTGAACGGTCGCGTTTGTCAGATCGGGATACGAGCCATCTTCGTTTTGCAACTGCCATTCGAGTCGAGGTTGTGTTGACTCCGCTGCGATAGCAAAGTCGTAGTTTCGGTTCACCCAGTCCGGTCGTGTAATGCCATCCATTGTTAGTTGTATCGAAGTCGATTGCTGCCAACGTGTACTTGATTCAGGTCCTCGTCTCGGGACATCTCGCCATCGTCTTCACCAAACGAGTAGCCTCGTTGCCCGTTCTCCGATTTGACCTGGCCGATCGTCTTCAATTCAGTCATGCCCTGTGCACCCATCGATCCAGTGCCACCGGTTTCAGGGAGCGCCCAGACTGCCAGGGCAAGTGAATCCGGGATATCGTCGTGGAATCCGCTCTTTGCGTGGATCGACAGGTTGCCCGACTTGGTCTTCTTGTAGCCGAGCTTTTCGAGTTGGAGCCGAATGTCCTCGTCGGCCGGCAAGTGGACGTTTCCGGCTTCCATCTCGGCCTTCATCGTCTGATAGACTGATTGCTTCTTCTGTGTCGACAGATAGACCGCGTTCACCTTGTTGCCGATTTTGTTTCGCAACTCAGCCACTGGTCCTTCCCCAACGCCACCCCGATCGATATTGATTTGCTCGAAGTTGTAGTGATTATCGAGTTGCTGAATGCGCTTTCGGGCCTCATAGACACCAAAGTCGTGCTTTTCGACCGAGAAGATATTGCCGTATTCATCGATCATCGAGAGTATCGTCTGATCGGTCCCCTCGGCCCCAAGGTCAGCCCCCAAGTAGAGTCGAGCGTTCGGATCGACTTCCTGCTGTTGTGACTCAGTCGCATACTGTGTCACACCACGCTTGACATCGTCGTTGAGGCAGGATTTGATGAGCGGGTTCGTGAAGAACTGATCACCGGTCGGAACGAACTCGCCCAGGATCTCCTGTTTGATCTGGTTCCGTGTCTTCCCTTTCTTGAGTTCTTCGATATCATCTTCATCGATCTTCGGGTTATTGTACGAAGAGACCTGTACTTTCTCCCACGGACTGTCCGACAGTTCGGATTCCTGGGCCTTGTCATAGAAGTAGCCTGAAGCCCCGTATGGCGTCGAAGAAAGCACGATTGTCCCCTTCGAAACGAGTGTCATGGGTTCGATGACCTCCTTGAAGATCGAATCCTCAACGAAGGCTGCCTCGTCAATAATGATCA